TAAAACAAAATATGAACCAATGGAAACCGCTTGACAAAGTTATTGAAAAGTGTTACATTATTAGAGTATGGCAAAAGAATTTAGAAAAGAATTTAAATTTGTTAAAATAGACACAACAGTATTACCTATTACAAAAGGTAAAAATATAGACGGCGTAAGACTTTATGAAATAGATGGTAAATCTTATCCTTCAATTACCTCTGTATTATCATTAATAAAAGCAGACTCGTTAAAAGATTGGCGAATTAAAGTAGGTGAATCAGTAGCTAATTGGGAAATGGGTAGAGCGGCAAGACGAGGTAAAGCAACACATACCTTAGTTGAACAATATTTAAAAAATCAAACACTATCAATAAAAGATGTATTGCCAATAGGTCTCTTTAGACTAATTAAACCTTATGTAGATAAAATTGACAATATAAGAATGCTTGAGACTATAATGTATAGTAAAAAACTTACATTAGCAGGTCAAGTAGATTGTGTCGCAGATTATAATGGTAAGTTATCTGTTATAGATTTTAAAACAGCAAATAAAGAAAGAGTAGAAGATTGGATAGAAAATTATTTCTTACAAACAACGGCTTATTCAATGATGTATGAAGAATTGTATGGTCAAAAGATAGATCAGTTGGTCATTATACTAGCTTGTGAAGATGGCGTAGCTCAGTGCTTTATCAAAAATCGTGATGACTATGAGAAAAAGTTATTAGAATCAATAGATAACTTTTATAAATACTTTAATAACAATCAAAAGACAGCTAGTATTAAATAGTGCTTGCCTGTCAGAGGGAATCAAGTGCTTAGAATATTAATAACATTTTTATTATTTTGTACATCAGCTTTTGCCGATCACGGTAGACCGAAACATTATGATTTATACACTGAAATGATACCATCATTTTGCGGTACTGTAGATGAAGTAAATAGATATATAACAGATAACAAATTAAAACCTACTAAATTAAGTATTGGTAGACAAAAATCACTACCAGATGGTGATTTTGTTTTTCTGTTAACACATTATGAAGATAATGCCGGTACACAATTTTTAACTACCATTGACTGGCCAGGGTCACAAGATACTAAATGTATATTGTTTCATACATTTGATTTAATGCCTGCGATCATAGGCAAAAAAGTTTAATATTGTAAATAGCTACAATATATAAGAAATATTAGAATTAAACGTTGAAGGTAAGTTAATACCTGGACAAGACTCGAGTGCAAATCTCGACAGCTCCACCATTATTCTGTCCCTTTAACTAATAACTACATTTCTATTAGTTTAAGGGGCTGAATAGAATCGATTGACAGTTAAACCTTACTGGAGTTTAATCGCTGACACCGTAATGTCAATCATAAATGCAAACGAACAGTTTGCTCTTGCTGCCTAGTTAATAGGCTGACGGCGTTTGGTAATTTTCGTGGCAACAGAAAAATTACCTTATAAATAACATTATGAAAATCTTGCAATCTCATCTCAAAAATAACTCTCTTAAAACAGGTGTTTTTTTAACTCTGGCCATTTACTGGTTTTTTATACTCATTGGAACATTTATCAGCTTTAATTAACACAAATATACATTTTATTATATGAGAGTACTTTCAATTTTTATACTATTAATTTATTGGTCTCTAATGATTTCATTACCGTATACATCAAAAACAAACAACGTGAATCAACATAATAAAGTAGTCAACTTACCTTAAATTAAATTAATTAATTAGACAATACTTGACAATTTTTTAAAATATGATATGATATTTTATAAGATTGTAATATGTAAATAGCTAGGCTAAATATATAAAATGAATACAAAAGAATTTTCATTAGAGATAGAAAAAATAGTACAGACTAAAAAAGGCATCACATACATGGACGCAGTTTTAGATTATTGTAAAGAAAATGAAATTGATCCTGGTACAGTAGCACATCTCATCAGTAAACCTTTAAAAGGTAAAATTACAATAGAAGCACAAAAATTAAATTTAATACCTAAAACAGGCCAGTTGCCAGTGTAATATGTATGGTGGATTTGAAGTATTTAAAACATATCTAGCTGTTAAATTACATTTTACAACCGACAGTTATGATTATAATAAATATGATGGTAAGATTAATTGTAAATTAGAAACATTTACTAAAAGAAATGATAGATATTTTTTTCACAAACTTAGCACTCGATACAGTCAAAATGATATATTGGGCTTTTTTGTTTCTAATTTTTTATTTGATAGTAATAGATGGGTAAAAAGTTTAACAGGACAGGATGGTAATGATGTTTACACAGATTGGAAAAGGCGTAATGATTCTTTTGAATATTATTTTAGAAGTGACTGTGTACTTATTGCTAATGACTTTGCTGATAAGCGTATTTCTTTTGATGATGGTTTCAGCGTTTTTAATGGACAACATCCTAGATTTTTTCAATTGGTTTTATCAAAAAAAATATCTTACGAGAGTGCCGTTGTTTTTAATCAAATTGTATCGTTTAGCAAATCGTGGGATAAAAAAATTACTGAACAGGTTGTTTGGCCGGTTCACTCTAAGCGATTAGCTAAATATGAGCAATTTGTTAAATATAATAGAACAGCCATTAAATTAATATTAAAAGAAATATTTTTAAAATGATTTTTAATTTTTTTTTATATTTACTAGCATTTATATGTTCATTTTATATTTTAGGTGAGACTCAAAATAAAATTATAAGATTTATTATATTATTACTGTTAACTATTTTGGCAATTAAATTATTATGATAAAAAAAGTTTTTTGTATAGGTAATGGTGAAAGTCGAAAAAATTTTAATTTAGATTTATTAAAACCACACGGCAAAGTTTACGGTTGTAATGCTTTATATAGAGAATATACACCAGATGTGCTTGTATCTGTTGACCACGGCATTATGCACGAGATATATCAAAGTGGTTATTGTTATAATAATGAAACTTGGTTTAGAGATTGGACAAAAGTACCTGATCATATGTATGAAAGTATGGTTTATGCCGGCCTATCTCAAATAGATATTGAAGAATTAAATAAGTGGCACATTAAAAACGAAAATAAAAAAACAGATGAAAAAGAATTTGTAATGCACGGTGCGAATTTATCTGGCCTTGTTACAATACTTAAACAAAACAAAGATAAGTTTCAAAAACAAATTAGTCAAAATGTATTATGTGTAAGTTGGGTAAAAGATAATGATAAGGCAAATAATATTATGGAAGTTATGCCTAATAACAGAGACATTGGTTGGGCTGCAGGTCCTACTTCAGGTTATGTAGCCGTTAAAAGAGACAAACCTACTAGTGTATATTTAATAGGACACGATTTAAACAGTACCACAAGCACAGTAAACAACCTTTATAAAGGCACAAAGTATTATGTCATACCAGAACACAGCCCCACACCTAGTGTTAATTGGATTACACAATGGAAACAATTATTTAACGAAAACAAACATATAAACTTCTATAAAGTCAATACTAATTTACTAGGTCAAGATAATGTAAATAAACGTATATCTGAATGGGAAAGTGAAAAAAACATACATTATATAACTTACGAAAATCTGATAGACAAACATCTTAAAATTGATGACACTTGGAAAGCTTGACAAAAAACTTAGTTATGATATATTAATATAATGATAAGATTACTAAATATAGTAATTGATAGCGATTATACAGCTAACACAAATACAAACATACGGAGAATACAATGGACTTTAATACATTAAAAACAAGTCACTCTAACTTTGATAAACTTACCAAAGCACTAGAGGCAACTTTAAATCCTGAAGATTTAAACAAACAATCAAAAGACAAATATACAGACGACAGAATATGGAAACCTGAACTAGATAAAACTGGTAGTGGTTATGCCGTAATTCGTTTTTTACCTGCAACTGAAAAAGAAGAAATGCCATGGGTAAGAGTGTGGTCTCATGCCTTTCAAGACAAAGGTGGTTGGTATATTGAAAACTCTCTTACAACTTTAAATCAAAAAGATCCTGTAAGTGAAGAAAATACAAGATTATGGAATACAGGTGTTGAATCTGATAAAGAGATTGCAAGAAAAAGAAAAAGAAAACTATCTTATTTTTCTAATATCATGGTTGTAAGTGACCCAGCACATACAGAAAATGAAGGTAAAGTGTTTATATTTAAATATGGTAAAAAGATATTTGATAAGATCACAGAAGCAATGCAACCAGCTTTTGAAGATGAAGCGCCAATTAACCCTTTTGATTTTTGGAAAGGTGCAAACTTTAAACTAAAAATACGTAAAGTAGATGGTTATTGGAATTATGATAAATCTGAATTTGAGCCTGTTAAGGCAATTGCTGAAAATGATGACACTATTAAAGCAATATGGTCTAAACAATATGCTCTAATGCCTTTCTTAGCCCCTAGTAATTTTAAGACCTATGATGAACTCAAAGAGAAACTGAATAGGGTAATTACGGGACAAAGAAATACTGATACTGTTGAAAATGCTGAGCTCCCTCCAGCTAAAACTAACGGTTCGGTAAAAAGTAATAGTAAATCTACTCAATCTGTTATTGATGATGACGATACGTTATCTTATTTTAGTAAATTGGCAGATGACGAGTAGAATTATTTCTCACTAATACTAAGGGTGGCCAGTAATGGCCACCTTATTAATTATGAAATCTTTTATAATTAGATTTAATTTAATTATTATAAACTAAATCTCCTAGAATTACCATATGAATTAAAGTATGATGGTTCTCTATTATGAATAGCTGCGGGTATAAAAATACTGTTAGTGCTAATATTATTATTACCACTATTATTTATACTACTTAGAGTATTATTTTGTTGCAGTTGTCCAGGTGTTAAACCTAATGCATACAAATCACTATATTCAGCATTATTTGCGTTTTTTATTTTTTCGCTAGATTGAGAACCATAGCCTCGCATATCAGAACCAGAAAATCTACTTTTCATAGCATCAATATCAGCTTTGCTTTTGTCTTGTGCTAATTTATTTATGTCTTTTCCTACTTTACTTGTCTCATCTTTAGGATCATATGCTTTGTATAATCCGTATGCTCCACCTATTAAACCACCTACTAATGCTCCGAATGCTGTTCCTACAACTGGTACAACTGAACCTATTAAAGCTCCTGTAGCAGCGCCTGATGCTGTTGTACCTGCAACACCTAAAGCTTTATCTTTAGTTGTTTCTGCATTTTCAGCAAATTCTCCTGCGTAGTAACCTGCTGTAGCTGTTGTTGCAGCTAATCCAAGAGCGCCTAATCTTCCTACAAATGGCAAAACTCTGCCTGCTTTTGCAAGATTAGATGTTGTTGTTGTTGCAGCTCCTGATGATGCACCACTCAAACCACCACCTAAACCTATAGATTTAGCTGCACCTCCGAGACCTACCATATTCATTAAACTACTTAATCCTATTCCTAAACCAGTTAATAATTTTGTTACACCAGTTCTAGTTAAAAATAAAAAAAAGAATTTTCCAAGAAAACCAAGTAAGCCTTTAAATTTATCTGAAAATATACCACCTAAACCCTTAAACCCCTCAACTGTTGATTTTTGAAGTGATTTAAAGCTAGGTGATAAAAAATTAAATAAACTTTTTGTAACGGCACCGCCTAAACCAAAAGTTAATGCATCTAATGATGAAAGTAATTGTTTACCTGCATCAATTGGTGCTCTTACGGCGCCATACGCAGCACCAAAAGCAGGTCTTAATATTTCAGGCCCTCTTTCACCTCTTAAAAAACCACCCACGCCTTGTGCCATTCCTGTAAATCTATCTCTAAAAGTTTGAGGTCTATTAGTATCATCATAACCTACACCTATTTTTCTAGCTTCTAATTCATCAGCTCTATTATTTAAATC